CGACCACCACCGGGGATTCGTCGTCTCCACCATGGGTGACACGGTCGCCGTACTTCTTGGGGCGCTGCTTGGCTGCATTCCACTTCCGGGCATCGATGCGCTGCTTCTGCCACGCGATGTAGGCGCTATCCAGCTTGATGTCCACCACGTTGCCGTCCTTGTCGTACACCGGGACGGTCTCAGGCGTCTCGTCAGCAATGGCCACGATCTGGTCGGCGTGGGTCTCGGCCTGCTCCTCACGCGCACGCACGTATGCCTCCTGAAACTCGGGGTGGCGGTTCAACCAGACGTATATCTGGCTCTGTGCTGGCATCCCCTCATCCTTACAGATTGATGCCAGTCCTTCCCCTAGTGACAGCCTCCTGCATATCTCCTCTACGAGTTCGGGGCAGTACTTGGTTGGTCTGCCACCCTTGTTCTTTGGCGCGGCGGGGAGGTTCTCATCCTGTGCGCGCTTCTCGTACACACCGGGTGATGTGATCTTCTCTTCCCTTGTTGCGGGTCTCGTCTTCTTGTCGGTCATATTCCAGTCCTTTGTCGCGCAATCGTTTCAGCGCATAACTGGAAGTTTACCTCTTGGGCTGCACGTCTGTGAAGTCCAGAGTGTTTTCGACCACGTGCTTGAGGTGTTGCGACATCTGCAAGAACTCGTCGCGGGGCACGTGGCTGATCTTTGTGCCGTCCTTAGTGTTGACGATCTTGACGAGACCCACACCGTACAGCAATGCATCGGTGTAGGCTTTGTCCAGAATGTCTTCGGGCTCGGTTGTCACTTCGCGGCCTTCCCGGCGGCGAACCCACGGTCGTATTCGTCCTTCAGGCGCTGCTGAAAGACTTGGCTGATCCAGTCCATGAACACGATGGCGCTTTCGTTGGCCACACCCTCAAATTCCAGTCCGGGGCCATTGAAGTCCAGCGTACCCACTTGGTGCCCTTCGGCATTGGTGAAGGTGATGTTGTGGTTGGGCTTGGGTGTCTCCATGACCTTCAGTTGTCCGGTCGCGTGCTTGATGTGGCACTCGCCGCCCTCGTATGCGCTCTGGATTTTGTAGTCGTCACTCATAACTCATCCCCTGTATTTTGTTGGCGGCGAACTTCTTGTACGCCTTCAGTTGTGCGATCTCTTCCTTCATGGACGCGATCTGATTGGCTTGGTGCTTCATGGTGCTGGATGCCCGGTCGATCCATTCCTTGACCTCTTGGGGCATGGCGAACATCTCATCCCTCTTTGCGCTGGCGATGGTGCGCTGGCTGGCCAGAACGCGCTTTGGGGCCGTTTTCTTGGCTGGTGCAGCCTTGGCCACCACTTTCTTCGCTGGGGCCTTCTTAGCTGCTGATTTTTTGGCAGTTGCCATGGTTTATCTCCTCGGTTGGTTGGTAACGGATGTCGGGTGCATAGATGCACAGGATTAGGAACATGATGAACATGGAGCCGATCAGCCACTTCTGCCCGATGGTCTCCTCGGGCTGCTGGCTGGGCAGGCGGCGCATCATCTCGTCGATCTCTTGGCTGTTCATGCCTGCTTCTCCTTCAGTGTTGCGAAGATGCTTGCGCCGCAGCGTTTGCACTCGAATAAATAGTGACCCCGTGTGCGCCATCTTGCGGCGAAGTCACTTGGTTCCCAGCGGTGTTTACAGGTCATGCGTTCTTCTCCTTCAAAATTCGTTCAATCTCGCAGGCAAACTTGCCATACGACCAAGTTGCTGTCCAGTCGATCATGTGCTTAAGTTTGTCTATGTCGTCTTGACCCAATCCAACCCATTGCCGCTGTGCTGCGGGTGGGGTGGTGTAGAGTGGAACCCATCCGACATTTGCATCCAATGCCACATCTGAAAAACAGTCTTGCGCTTCAAATTTTCCAGACAGCCAAGGCTCCAGTACGCACCACGCCACCGGCTCCTGCACAGGTGCTGGCTGTGCTGCGGGTGGGGTGGTGTAGCAGCAAGGATTGTTTGTGCAGTTGCCTGTTGTTTCGTCGTAACCACACGCCACAGGCTCCTGCACAGGGGCTGCGGGTGGGGTGGTGTATAGCTTAGTGCCAAGCTCTACATCGTTATAAAGCGCAACCCACGCATGAGGGCCGTCCTCATCATCGGCGGGGTCAATTTGAACCACTTCACCAACAGGCTCATCGGCTAGCTGTGCTGCAATTGGGGTGGCGAGGCGTGTCACCGTATTGATTACTTCTTGCTCTGAGCGATCTGGCCGACCGTTGACTGAATGCTTGAGAAGCGCCCATCCGCATGGCTCCCCAAGAGTTAATGGGTCGCCTCCTACCGACACGCAAGGAAACGGATTGTCGAAAGCCCAGTATTCAGGCTTGCCGTCAACAAAGTTTTTCCACAGCCACAACTTCACCCGCTCCTGCACAGGTGCTGAACGGGCTTGCTTGATGGCGGTGATGGGTGCGCGGGATCGGTTACGTGCCTCAATAATGCCGTCAATTAGCCATTGCTTATATGTCGCTGGCTCTGGATTCACACGGCCTGAAAGCGTGTCACTCAAGTAAATATCAATACTTGATAACGCCTCCAGCGCCAAGTTCAATGCTTCGTCTTTGGTCATGCTGGCATCCTGCTGAGTTTGAGTTGGCGCTCACGGATGGCGTCGATCTCTGCCCACAGCTTGATGTAGTAGGGGTTGTCGGTGGCCATGTCCTTGTTGAGGGCCAGCGCCTCGTGGCAGTCGCGTAGGGCAAACTCGCACATGGCTGCGTCGTATGCCTTCACCTTGTTCTGGAAGACCTCGTGCATTTGGCCGTAGTTCATGCTTCCTCCACTGTGATGCGGTACTGCTTGCCGTTGCGGTCTTGAACCATGATGGTCTTCTTGGTGCTGGCGAACTTGCCATCAGGCGTCACGTCGTACTTGGGGCTGGTCACCATGGACAGCAGGCTCTCGCTGTCATGGGTCTTCAGCTTGGCCGAAATGATGTGGGCGATGTAGTCGCAGTAGGCCAGCAGGCCATGGGCCTTGGCGGTGGTCTCGATGACCATCTTAGTCATTGCTTTGAAGTCTTCCATGTTGCTCCCCTTAGATTGTTTTGAGCCAGCCACGCACTGTGTCCATGTCCTCTTTGGACACCGTCCACTCAGGGACGCCACCGTCCAAGTTCAAGCCGCTGTTCTTCGGGCCGTAACCATCGTCGCCAAGGATGGTCTCCACGTAGTAGCGGCTCACGAACTGGCCGAACTCCGTGTGTGGGTAACGGGCGTCGTAGAACTCCACCAAAGGCTTGTCGCCCTCGTGTGTGAGGCAGAAGTCACGGCCATACTTGTCGCCCTTGTTGACGATACGAACATTGAACTTGTCTACTGTGATCATGGTGCTTTCTTTTATAAACCTGCGATGTTGCAGTAATGAGATTCTAACACAGAATTAGATTGTGGGGCCGAAGCCCCTTTCTTTTTAAGCTATGGACAATGATTTGCGCTCATCCATACGAGCGTTAACTTCAAATTGTTTGCTAGCCGCACACTTGACGCAACGGTATTGGGTGGGCTCATCCTTGAATTCATTCCAGTTGACTGAAATGGGTGTGCGCAAAATGTTGCGACCGCATGCTGTCATTGATGCCATGCCTGCTGGGCCTTTGTTGAGGTGGGTAACGCGCATTTAAATCTCCTAAATAAACCTGCTGTGTTGCAGTGGTTAGGATTCTAACATGAAGTTAGATTCTGTCGTCAACAACTATTTTGATTAGGACAAACCCTAATGCTTTTTGGGGGGCATGGGCTGGCACGTCTGAGCACCTCCCCTGCTGATCATGGCCTTGCCGATGGCCATCAGGGTCTCGACGGCTGCATGCCCCTCTTCCACCTTCATCTGGGTGATCCTGACGGCCACGCCTGCAAGGTGATCCCTGCTGTCCGGGTCAGTCATGATCAGGCCCTTGGCCAGCATGCTGGTGGACACGTTGATCAGCACGTTGATGGCCACCTCGGGGCCGTACTGATCGATCACGTCCTTCATGGTCTCGTTGGTGCGAATCTCCATGGAGTCGGTGATCTTCTGTATCACCTCGATGAGTCTGTCGTTCATGTCATTGCCTTTGGCTTGGTATGCGGTTCAGGATGGCCTCAGCGGCGTTTTTGAGGGCGGTGGCTACCTCACCCTCATCCTCCTCGCCTGCGAGGTCTCTGACGAGGTCTGCGCAGGCCTGCCGCTCGATCATGATGACTTGCTTGCTGGTCTGGATGGCCACAGTCATGATCTCGGCCTTGGCGACGGCAAGGGCTGCGTCGAATTCCTGCTGGGTGTAGAACTCCACGGCATTGGAGTTGCCCAGCAGTTGACGGGCCAATTGGCTCAGTTCTTTTTTCTCAGTCATTGTTTTCTTTCAGTTTGTAATCTTTGAACACGACGCCTTTGCTTGCGTCACCTTTCCAGCACTCATTCACCCACCCACGCTTGCCGGACTTATATGTGCGCCAGTGTCCTCGAACTTGATGGCGGCGTGGGCTTGCATGTGTTCCCCCTTGTGGATCGTTCTTTTCTTTTGGCGGTTCGATTACCACGGTGTGCCAGTCAAATGTCAACGCTGGTTTGCCTTTGGATTGACGTTTTTGATTGATGAACGTGCGTTGGGGTGTTGCCCTGTATCCCTCTGACTTTGCGGCCAACTTGGTCAACACGGCAAGCACCATGCGATGCACGGGCTTAACATCCTCCAGCGTGATTTCTGCGCCCTTGCGATAAACCTTGAACCCGTCCTCGGTTGCGATGTATGCATAGGGCGGGAAATACTTGCCACCATGCCACATCGAGCAGCCGCCAACGGTAACCGATCCATCGCCCTGTGATAGCCAAATTGCAAAGTCCTTGCCGCCAGTGTCAAGTCCAGCAATACCCGTGCGCTTTGAAGGCAAGTGCATCAGAAAATCGGCTGGCACCTTCATGGCTTGGACGGTTTCCATTTGTCCAACGTCAAACCACAAAGCAGTCTCAGGCTCAGGCGCAAACTTGACCGCCTTACTGATCAACGGGGTCACTTGATCCTCGCTACTTTGTTACGACGCAATGTGTCTTCGTACACAGCCTTTTCATTTTCGTTCAGCTTGCGCATGGGCAACTCTTGCCAGAACTTCCACTTGGCTTGGTACTCCGGTTGTTCACTGGGCGGCACCCAGCCAGCCTTGCGCCAGCGGATGGTGATGTCGGTGCCTGCGGGTGTCCAGATGTGATTGTTCATGGTGCTCTCCTTAGGGTGTGTACTCGATGGCTTGCAGTTTGCTGATCTTCTCGTTGATGTCATTGACCATCTTTTGGTAATCGGCCATGACCTTTTGCTTTTGCTTTTCCAGCGCGGCGATTTGTTTGGCGCGTGGGTCGTAGTTGTCGGGCACTTCAACTTCGACTTCCTGCTCACCGACGTAGGTGCGCGTGTCGTCGTCGTCCAGCTTGGCAAACCAGAGTTGGTACATGCCTTGGTCTTCCCAAGGGTATTGGACGTGATGGACGTGCGCTGTGAGTTTGATCTTCATGGTGTGCTCCTTAGCTGATGCGGATGATGGTGAAGTGATCCCGCAAAAACTGCACGGGGTTGTCGAATTTCTCGTCCAATGCTTGGCGCGCCACGAAGCCACCAAGGATCATGTTGTAGCAGTCACGCTTGGCGTGATAGAAGTCGGCGTGCTCCTCGCCTTTGCGGAAGTTGTGCCACTGGTTTGCCTTGGCGTTGCGCTCGATGTCCTGCTGCAAGTTGCGCCCGGCGTAGTAGTGCTTGAAACCGTTGATGTCGTAATGAGCAATGAAGCCATTGCAACGGTTCAAGAAGTCGTAGCCACGCTTGTTCAGCTTGTTGATGTCCCGGCATGCGGCCAAGATGTTCTTGCTGGTCAATTCTTTTTCACGCTGTGTCATGGGTTTCATGGTGGTTCTCCTATGGGGGCCGGAGCCCCCGGTTGAATTAACGTGCGGTGGTCTTGATGCTGAACACAGCGGTGGTGGTGGTGTACTGAGCAATGATGCTCTCGGACACGCCGATGTCGGCGATCATCTTTTTGTAGTCAACCACGGTGCGGTTGGCTTCGCAGTAGGTGGCCTTGAAGAGTGCGCCTTCGAAGACCTTGGTGTCGCTCTTGCTGGCGGCGTCTTTCATGGCGTCTTTGATTGCGTCTGCCTGCTTGGTCAGTGTGGCGATCTGAGCCAAGAGGGTGCCCAGTTCGTCGGCAGAAGCTGGGGTGGTGGTGATTGCAGTCATTTCATTTCCTTTGGTTAAACCCGCTAACGTTGCGGTGAAAGAATTCTAACACGAAGTTAGAGTCTGTTGAAAAGACTTTTTGCAATTATTTTTCTAAGTGGTTTCCCTAGTATGGTTTTGGAAACCAACTACCTACTAATCTGATTAGCGTATATGTTGGCCAGAGTGACGTTGAGGGCGTCGATCTCTTCCATCTTGGCGATGCGCCATGCAGCCTTCTCGCCGTGCCAGCCCATCTTGCTGCCCTGATGGCAGGACTTGCACAGGGCCACACAGGTGTAGTGCAGGCCCTGCTTGATGTGGTGGGCGTCAGAGGGGCCGGGTGCCTCGCAGACAGAGCAGGGCTGCTCCTTCACGAGTTGCACCCATGCGCGCTCATTCTTGTTGTAGCTGCCGTTCATTTCTTGCCTTTGCGTATGCATCTTTAAAGGCTTGGTCGAAACTTACGAAAGAGGCGCAGATTCTTTTCATCATTTTTTCGAGCGCCCAACTAAATGAATTGCCATGGCGCACCTTGGCCTGCATGCGCTTTCGATGTTTTCTGATCTTCATGTGACCGCCTTGTCGAATGCCCTGTTGCTGGCCTCCTGAGAGCGCCACACGTCGATTCTGGCCTGTGCTGACACCAACCCCCAGCGCAGGGTCTCCTCGGCCTCTGTGGCCGCTTCTAAGCCCTTCAGCACCTCGATGTAGGCTGAGTCTGCGTAGGCCTCGATCTCGGCCACCACGGCCGATTTAGCGCGCCCATCGGACAAGGCCTTCTTCATGAGCATGGCCTTCTGGCTTTTGCGGTACTCCTCGAGGTAGACCCGGTGGGCCTTGGCCTCGGCGTACTTGCGGCCGTGGGTGTACAGGTAGTCCACGGCGTCGTTGATGTCCTTCTGGTTCATGGTGTCTCCTTCTTCTCTGCGATATGCACCTTGATGTGCCCCTCGCCCATGTGATGCATGAGCAGATGGATGAACGTCTGGCTCATCTTGCTGGTGTCGATCTCGATGAACGCCTCTTGGCACACCATGATGCCGTCGGTGATCGTCTTGGGGTTGCGATGCGTGATGGTGGTGCCCCTCACGTCAAAGAACGGCGTGTCGTCTGCAAGTTCAATTGCCATGGCCATACCTCGCAATCAGCGCGGCGTCTGCCAGTGCTTGGCCCTTGCCCTTCTTGTCGAGGTCACGCCACTTTGGCCACAGTTGGATGGCGCGTGCTCGTGCGGCGTCCTTGTCGGTGCCGATCAGGCCCATAGACTTCTTCCAAGCCTGCGGGGTGACCATGGTGAAGGGGAGACCTAAGGCACCCACCACACCCATCACCGTGCCGCATGAGTGGCCAAAGTTGAACATCGATGTCACGCCTTGGCCCGGCATGGCATGCACCTGCTCAACGTAGACGTGGTCACAGCAGCACGATGCAATGAAGTCGGTCAGGGCTGCTGCATTCACGCGAGTGGCCGTGCCAATCTTGGTGGTGGGCATGGCAGTCCATTCGATGGGCTGGCCGTCCTCGATCAGCACCAATGCGCCTGTTGCGCCCGGATCAATACCTAGTGTTCTCATTTTTTTCTTTCGGTGGAAGTTTGGCCAGCACACAGACGGCACCGATCCAGAATGAACCGCACAGGAATGCGATGGGCACGGACAGCCATACTGGCAAGAACTGGATGGCCGCTGAGAACACAAAGGGCAGAAGGAATATCGCCCAGAATGTTTTTTGTCGTGGAGTCTTGATCATTTTTTGCCTTTCAAATCAAAGTGGTCACAGCGTTGCAAAACGAATCTGACTTGCGTGGTGGGCTTGCCGTAGCGATCCGTGATCTTGGTGCAAAGCCTTGCAACGTGGTGGCGGCATTCAAAGCACACACGTCGATCATCAAAGGGGTCAGCGTCGCGGTTCCACATGCGCTCTGCTAGGTCGAACGCCTCCTTCTCGCACAGGCCTTCTTCCATGAAGACCTTGCGCCTGCGCTCGTGTGTGGCGATGGCCTTGTCGAGTTGCTCTTCGGTCATGACTCCACCTCCACTGGCACATCGCGCCATTCGCCACGGCTGGGTGACGGCAGCACATTGCCATCCTTGTCTGTGACATGAACCGAAAGCGTCACATAGCTGTCCTCCCACCACTGCTGAAGGATGCGAACAATTCGGCCCGTATTGGAGCCGGGATAATCCGGCTGGCTTCGCTCAACAAAGCGCAGTTTGTTTGTTGCTTTCATGCTGCCACCTTCCTTTTTCCAATGCGCTTCTCGGTTGCGCGGTGGGCGGCGATCATGGTGCGCTCGGGCAGGTTCTCCATGACCATCTCGTAGTCCTCGAGGACGCCCTCAAACATGCGCACCTCGATGTCGTTGAGGTTGTCCTGCATCAAGGCAACCATGGCGTCTTCCAAGGCCTTCTCGTTGTCCTCGATCAGCTTCATGTCGCACAGGGTGTTGAGCAGGTCAACGGCGCTGGACAAGACCGTGCGATCCTTTTCGGTGATCTTGGTCTTGCAGTTCTCCAGTGCCACACGCATGAGGGCAATGTAGTAACGGCGCTTTTTGACTGGGATGGGCTCAGTCGGGCTGGCCATCAGGACGTGCCAGTGTGTGTACGTGGTCATTGAATCTCCTTGTTATCCCACAACGTCGTGGTAAGGAGAGTCTAACACGGAATTAGATTGCTATGGCAAGATTTTTATTGTCGAGGTTTCCCGGTCGATGTGCATCTCGCCTTCGCACACCATGTTCCAGTCGTTGCTACAGCAGTCTTTTTCGCTGCGGCTGGGCACGATCAGGATGACGTTCTTGGCCAGATATTCCTTCTTGCCTGCGAACACGCGCCACACGTGATCCTTGGTGCCGCGCCCCTCTTGGCCAGCAGACTTGTTGAATCGGATGCGGAACTTCATATCACCTCCACAGAGTTGTCCTCTTTGGGCTCATCACCGACAGCCACCGACAGGTTCATGTGAACGAATCGCATGGACTCATTGCCCATGTTTTTGGTGAAGGAGTGGGGCACCCATGCATTGAGCAAAATCAGCGCGCCGGGCTTGGGTGTGAACACGATCTGGTGCGACCCCAAGGTGATCTGGCTGGCGTCCTTCTCGGGCAGGTTAATGATCACTTTGCCGGGCCGGGGATCATGCACCACCAGCTTGCAGGCGTTTTCGGGCACGTCGATGAAATAGAACGCGCTGATCTGGCATCCAGCCCCGTGGACATGGGTCTCCATGGAGGACAGGTGGTTGTGCTCTTGCGTCCACATCTCGGTGAAGTAGGTCACCAACTGATCCATGTTGTAGCCCTGCGACGCAAGGATGTTCCAAGCAGTCTGCGAGACGTACTGAGAGAAGTCTTGCAACTCCTGCTCATGCGCGTAGCTGGCAGTCATCAGGTTGACGTAGTCAGGGTTCTTTTTGCGCTCACGAGAGACCTCTTCGTAGCGGCTGGACACCGTGCGCACAGCGTCAATGAATTCAGGCTTATGCACCACGTAGACAGGCGTTGCAAAGTAATGCATCTCTTCGAGTTGATCCATTTTCTCTCTCCGTTAAATTGCGCCAGTCTAACATGAAGTTTGATTCGAGCGAGGCCGGAATTTGCCCCCTCATTGACCCCAATCAATCCTTTCACCCAAAGACCCCCCTACCCCAGACGTGAGGTAGAGAGGGAAGGTGCTTCACCCCTGTTGAACAGGATCATCATGTGACGGATTGAGTACCGTCTACCCCTCGGCTTGATGATTCGACCAGCCGCACGGATTATTCGGGAACTGCCCCCTAGCCCATGGACTTGATGATGGTGGCCCTAAGCGGCTCCGGGCGCTGGTACAGCCTAACGGGCAAGCCCTCTCACCGTGCCTAAGTACCTTGCTTTCACCATCATCAAGTCCACGGTTGCATACCGTGTCGCGGTTTCCTTCCGAGCGGCCCCACTTGCGGCCCCTACTTTCGTGCGGAGTACGGGAAGTGGCTGGGCCAAAAAAAATCGCTAAGACAGACCCCGTTTGGAAAGGCTGGCACCTTGTGGGCACCAACAACCCCTTACGGGGCCGGAGTCTGACTTAGCGATTCTTCATGCTGGCTTTCCAATTCCAGCAGTGCCCCGATTTTAAGGTAAACCGGGAAACCTTTGTCAAGTGTTGGTGGCTGATTGTGAGTCCAGCGTCTGCTGCGTCAATTCGCAGTCGTTTTACAAACTTCTAAACCACACCAACACAACTGAACACTGTTCCGGGCCTCCGGGAAACCCCAGAGGACAATGCTCATGTGTGTTGGCGCTGGTGTTTTCAGTCCATCAGCACGACTTTTCGAAGGTCAGAAGTATACCATTTCCCTCTGTCGAACCTCCATCATTTTGCCCACCACAGCAAACAAGCTGTCCTTCAAATGCAGGTCGTTTGCGTCGTAGCCAACTTGGTCGGCCATCGTCCACGGCAGGCCTGTCGCAATTGCTGACTTCTCGCCCGTCTTGCTCTCGTCGTTGTCTGCAAAGATGAACCGCTTGCCCTTGATTTGGTCGGCCACTTGAACCATGTTGCTGGCGCTGAAGCAAATCACCACCGATGCCGGGATGCCCACACTGCGCAGGGCGTGCCGCACAGACAGCCCGGTGGCAAAGCCCTCCACAAGCCAGCACTCCTCAGCATCACGCGCCCCAAGGTACAGCACCGCATTCTTGGCGCGCATGCCGTGCAGCATCTTCTTCTCGTACTTGCGCTCTTGCATGTCCCAGCGGATCGACTGGTAGCCCTGCAATTTGTTGTTGGAGACGTTGCGCATCGGGATCAGCAGCTTGTCGTCCAGCACCAGCCCACGGGTCTCCTTGAAGCCCTTGATCTCGAGGTAGGGGTGGTGGTCGTACTTGGCGCTGCGCAGGGTCACGTCGGCTTGGAAGGCGGCGTTCTGGTACTTCTTCTCCTGCTCAGTGGCCGCTGAGGCCCTTTTTGCGGCCCATGCGCGCTTTTCTTCGTCTGTCCAAGGCTTGGCATGCGGGTCTTCGTACCAGACCACTCTGGCCTCTCCTGACCAGTCCATGACCCATCCGCGCTGGCCATCCCAGAAATAAGCACCGTTGCCAGAGTTCGGGCGCTCGACAGTGCCGCAGCGCTTGATCTTGTCGGAGGCATACAGGCGGTTGGGGTCAATGGACACGCCGTGTGCCCGTGCGAAGTCAATGAAAGTCATGCTTTGTGCCCTCCTGCACTCTTCCAGCCGCTGGCCATGCCCTTTTTGTAGGCGATGTTCATCTGTTGAATCTTGTTGTACACGTTCTTGGTGATCTCGACCGCAGGCGCTTTCGAGAATGCCCATTGTGTCTCTTGGCCAGTGATCTGCTTGAACAGGTGCCATGCACGCGCTGACTGCTTCTCGGGCGCACTATGGTGCTTGGCATACGCCACCACTTGATGCCACAAGTGCTCGGCGTTGTCGGCCAGCTTCTTCTTGTTCTTGCCCTCACCGATGAAGATTTCCTTCATGTGACCCGGCAGGGCCTCGCTCACTTGCGACGACACCTTCTCAAAGCCACAGGCCATGCACCGCTTGTGAAACGGCGTGTAGCCGCAGCGTGGGCACCCCTTGGGCTCGAATTCCTCTTGCGTGCGAATCTTCTTGTCCAGCTTGTCGCCAGAGTCAAGCGAATCCAGCCCGTTGAAGTAGATGTCGTTGAAGTCCTCGAAGAAGCGAATGATGTTGCCGCTGAAGTCCAGCAGGTGGCAGTCCTGCTTTCCGGTCTCGAGCGACGACCGCAGGCCCCGGCCCCACATCTGGATGGCAGTGGACAGTGACTTGCGCAAAGGGCGCGCATCGCAGATACAGCCCACGTCAGGCACGTCAAAACCCTTGGCCAAGGCCTCGACACTGATCAAGACCTTCAGGTGGCTGTTGGGCTTCCTGTACTCCTTCAAGAGGTCTTCGCGCTCCTTCTTGGTGGTGTCCGACGTGAACACAGCCGCCATGACGCCAGCGTTGATGAATTGGCGGCACAACTCTTCGCAGTGCTTGATGGTGGCACCAAACACAATCGTCTTGCGGTTGTCACCAAAACGCTGCCAGTCGGCCACCACGTCACCCACGATCTTGAGTTCGCGCTCCTCAGCAGCCTTGTCCGTCCACTCGCCGCCAGAGGTCTCAGCACCAGTCATGTCGGGCTTGGAGCACGAGAAGATGCGCATGGGCACCAGCACGCCGTTCTGCGTCAGGTCGTACATCGTGGTGGCGTTGATCAGGTTCGAGAATATCTTGCCCAGCCCCACAGTGAAGGGCGTGGCCGACAGACCGATCACGGCCGCGCCAGTGCTCATTGCAAACTCAGTCCACGCCTTGTAGGTGGTGTGGGCCTCGTCCACGACGAGCACGTCCATCTTTGGCCAAAAGCCTCGCTTGCCAATGGTCTGCACAGAGGCAATCTGAAGCAGTTCATCAGGGCGGCGACGCCAGTGCTTGGCTTGGATGATGCCGTGGTCGTACAGGCCGTATCGGTCAGCCACCTCAGAGGTCTGGTCGATCAGCGTGGTGCGGTCGCACAGGAACACTGCGCGCTTGCCCTTTTGGATGGCCTCGTTGCAGATGCGCAGACCAAGGTATGTCTTCCCAGCCCCTGTGGGGGCCATGATGATCTGGTTCTTGTGGCCATCACGAAACCCTTGGCGAAGGGCATTGTGGGCAGTCAGTTGAAATTGGCGGGGTGTTGGAAATCCATCATCACGCTCACGTGGCGCTAGGGTTTGGTTCATTTTTTGGCTTTCGACTTGTCGATTTGCTTTTGCAGTTCCTTGACCATCTTGACGGCTTGGTTGCGCTCGTTCATCAGGCCCTTGAAGCGCACGTCCAGTTGGGCGTAGGCAAGGTTCAGGCGCTTGATTTCCTCGTGTGCAACAGCCAGTGCATCGTCAGCCTCGAGCATCTTGTACATGATGTCCATGTCGGCTTGCAGTGCCAGTTCATTGGCTCTCAACTCCTCCTCATCTGGGCCAGCACCAGTATTTAGATCAGGGGTTTCCCTATGTGTTGCTTTTTCGATACTAATCGGATTAGCAGTCTCTGCCGCTTCCTGAGCGTGGAGTTCTTCGGCCTTCTTTTTGATGCTCTTGTCTTTGGCCTCTTTTTGCTTTTTCTTCTTCTCCGGGTCTTTCACGCCAGCAACGAATGGCTGAGACACGCAGCAGATTTTGGCGATCTCGTACATGGTGGCGTCTTTGAGGTCTGGGTGCGCCAAGGCCATCTCGACTGCGTTGCGCTTGTCCTCCACCGTGCGAGGCTTGCCGTGCCTGCCGTTGACGCCAAACGAGATGATCTGGGCCTCTGATTGCGTGCCGGGCTTGTAGTTCACATCGGCTTGCTTGAGGCCCATCAGCTTGTAGGCGTGGTAGCGGTGGAAACCATCGACCAGCCAGTGCGTTGCCCCATCAAAAACTGTCTCCAAGGGCGGGAACTCGTCGCCGCCTTTGGCACACTCGATGTAGTGGTACACCGTGGGTTGATCGATCACTACACGGCTTTGGGTGCCGCCATCGATCCGGATGTCATGCAGGTTCACTCTTTTCATTTCGATCTCCAGTTAAAAACCCAACGTCGGGTCAGTTAAAAATATCGGGCCGCAGTTCTTTTGCACTCACGAGGCCTTGTGTGGCCTTCTCAATTTTCTTTGCCAATTCAGGTGATGGTCTTCGCGCCTTTCTGATCAATAGCCCAAGCCACGTTTGGGTGATGCCAAGGTAGTCGGCCATCTCCTTCTTCGCGCCATATGGCTCATCCTTGAAGTACTGTTTTAGGTTCATGCAACCTCCTTTCTTTCGCAAGAGTCTAACACAAGATTAGATTTTGCGCGCCAGTTCTTAGGCGTAAAATGACGAAAGCCCCGACAGCGTCAACTGTGCGGGGCCTTCTTACCACCCGATGAAAGAGCATCAAATGGCTATCGCAATTCTATCGAAAGACGACCTCCTTGCTGAGGTTGCGTACAACTCCCAAACGGGAATCTTCATGTGGCGACGACGTGCCGTTAGCAGGCAAATGAACCAACCACTCGGATCGCTCAACACCAACGGCTACCGCCAAATACGAATCTTCAGAAAAGCCTACCTTGCGCATCGTCTGGCGTGGGTTTACTGCCACGGCTCAATTCACGAAAACATGACGGTTGATCACATCAATGGCAACCGAGACGACAACAGAATTTCCAACCTTCGACTGCTCTCTCATGCAGACAACGTGCGCTGTCGCGGAACCAATCGCACACCATCGCGTCTGAAAAAACTTCTTGAAGAATCAAATTCCGTGTTATAGTCTTCACACGTTCACGATGAACGGGTCACTGTCCTACGGGACGTTTAACAAAGGATGAAATCATGAGTTTTTATGTAGAAGACAAGGGCGGCAACTTCGAGCGTTGTCCCTCTGGTATGCACCTCGCACGGTGCTATCGCATCGTTGATCTGGGCACTCAAAAATCTGAGTACATGGGTCAAGTCAAGTACCTGCACAAGATCATGCTCGGCTGGGAAATCCACGGCATGAACGAAGATGGCTCCCCCATCAAGATGCAGGACGGTCGCCCGTTTGGAATCTTCAAAAACTACACGTTGTCTTGGTCTGAGAAAGCCAACCTGCGCCTTGACCTCCAGTCGTGGCGTGGCAAGCCTTTTACTCAGGAAGAGATGCGAAAGTTCGACCTGAAGAACGTCCTCGGTGCATGGTGCATGCTCAACATCATCGAGCGCCCCGGCAAGACCGACGGCAAGATGTACACGAACGTGGATGGCGTCACGCCCGTGCCTGCCATGATCAAGCAAAACGGCTTGCCCACCGCAGTGAACAAGAACGAGTTGTTCAAGATCGATGAGCCCGACATGGAGATGTTCAACGGCTTCAGCGACAACCTCAAGGCCAAGATTTCCTCGTCACCAGAGTGGCAGAAGAAGCAAGGCAACACGCCTGCGCCAGCACCTCAGGCCGCGCCAGCAAAGCCTGCGTTCGACGAAGACGACGACATACCCTTTTGAACTAAAGTACTATAAATAGGAGCACACCATGTTCATTTCAAAAGCAGAAAAAGAACTGCTGTTCTTTCGCATTGATCAACTGCAAGAGCGCATGGAAAAGATGGCGAAATACATCATGGAGAAGGAGTCTAAGAAACCCAAAACCCGCACGATGAGCCCAGAGGCACGGGCCAAGATAAGCGCAATGATGAAGAAGCGTCACGCAGACGCAAAAGCAAAAAAGGAGAACGCATGAGCACAATCATCGCCCGGTCGGCTGAGTCCGTCCATTGGTACAAGCAAGACGGTGGGCCACAGTACACCGTGAAGGCAAAGGACGGCTCCGACCGCCCCACGACCCTCAGGGACGCACGAAAGATGGACTTGGTGCCCTCGGTCACCACCATCATGAAAATCGCCGCCAAGCCCGGTTTGGAGCAGTGGAAGCTGGAGCAAATGCTTCTGGCTGCAATGACCCTGCCCAAGATGCCTGATGAGCCCGAGAAGGCCTACATCGCACGTATCGTGGCCGACTCCAAGGAGACGGGCAAGCAGGCCGCTGAACTGGGCACCCGCATCCACGAGTCCATCGAGGGCTGGATGGCTGGCGTGCGCCCTGTTGAGCACGAAGAGATGGCCAAGGCCTTCGAGGAGGCCATCTTCACGCACTTCAAGACCCACCCGTTCCAGCCATGGCTCACAGAGCGCTCGTTCGCCTCACCGCTGGGCTTTGGCGGCAAGGTGGACTTGTACTGCGCGCCTGATGAGCACGCCCCTGTAGGCATCGTGCTGGACGCCAAGTCGAAGGACTTCGGGCCAGACGACAAGATCGACGCCTACGACGAGCACCTCATGCAGCTTGCAGCCTACCGCAACGGCTTGCAGGTGCCCCACGCACGCTGTGCAAACGTGTTCATCTCTCGCACCCACCCCGGCCTCATCAAGGTTGTGGAGTGGCCCGAGGATGAACTGGTCAAGGGCTGGGAGATGTTCCAGTCGTTGCTGCGTTTCTGGAAACTCAAAAACAACTTTGGAGTCTGACCATGGACAGTCTTGTTCCCTTCCTAATTGTTGCTTGGGTGGGCGCTGCATGGCTCACTCACGTCATCGCATGTATCAGCACTGCCAAGTGGATTTTTCTGCTGGCTGGCGCTGTTTTCTTCCCTATCGGCTGCGTACACGGCACGGGGATTTGGTTCGGTATTTTTTAACGCCATTACAAGGAGATCATCATGGCAGCAGAACAACGCATCTACAAAGTCACCAACGGTGACAACACCCACCTCGTGCAGGCCGTGAGCCAAGCACAAGCCCTTCGTCACGTTGCAGGCAAAACCTTCACCGTTGACGTGGCCAAGGCCATCGATGTCGCCATGCTCATGGGCAAAGGCGTCACGCTGGAGACCGCCTCTGTGATTGCAGAGCAAACTCAAATCCCAACGGAGTAAGGCATGAAGGTCACCCTTGACGGCATCAAAGCCAAGATCAAGGGTGAGACCTATTTGGTCTTGCCCGACGGTCGCACCACCATCTGCCAACTCACCATGGAGAACGGCTACAGCATCAACGGCCACAGCGCCTGCGTTGACCCAAGAGAGTTTGATCGTGACCTTGGCCGCAAGTATGCGTTTGAGGACGCCCTGCGCCAGATTTGGCCCCTTGAAGGCTATCTGTTGGCCGAGACGCTGTTCAACAAATTTATTGATGAGCCAGTGTTGACTGCACCCGCTGGAAAACAAACAACACGGAGCAAAAAATGAAGCAATACATCGGCGTCAAATTGATCAACGCCATCGACATGACCCGTGCGGCATACAACATCCTCCGAGACTGGGAACTCCCTGCTGACGAGAATGGTGACGATGCCGGGTATCTCGTTGAGTATCTGGACGGTGGCCAAGCCAACCACAAGGACTTCAAGGGGTACATCTCTTGGTCGCCCAAGGCAGTGTTTGAGAACGCCTACAGGCCCACCGAAGGCATGACCTTTGGCTTGGCCATCGAAGCCCTCAAACGTGGCCACAGGGTGTCTCGCAGTGGCTGGAATGGCAAGGGCATGTGGCTGTACTTCATGCCTGCGTCTCACTGGGAAACTACCCGTGGTCTGGAATTGCTCGATGGCCTGCCATGGATCGGCATGAAGACCGTCGATGACAAGTTTGTGCCATGGCTTGCAAGTCAAACAGACGTGCTGGCCGAAGACTGGGGGATCGTGTGATGGAGTTGAAAAAAGAAGACGTGTTCCAAGCCTTCTTTGGTGCTGGGCTTGAGGGCGACTACAACTTCCTTGAAGAGGACTTGATGAAGCTGGCCAAGGGCTTTGCTGGCTTGCGCGACAACGAACTGAATGAGCGCGTCTACCGCGCCACGCAGAACGAGCGCGCACGCTGCATTGAGTTTGTGCGCAGCCTCAACCCGGTTGTCGCTCAGGCCCTTCAGGACAAAAAAGGCCCACTGTGAAATACGTCAAGGCGTTCGCTGTCATCTACGTGGTCAGCTTCGCCTTGATCGCGTATTTCGACTTCAAAAAAGAGCCCCCTCGGGGGGGAATCCAAGGGGGCTCAAACATGGGCAACTGCAATGCCCTCACGCTGGGGAGACGGCCAACGTGATCATGGCATCGGATTATTCAAATAAATCCGATCCGTATCTTCTTGCGGAGCGTTCCTGCTGCGCTCCTGCATGGCCTTCAGGGCGTCATAGCCTTGGAAAGCCAATTCAGGGGCCTGCAAGGCCAATCCAAGGCCTTGTGTCACGCCAAATGGCAGCATGGCCAAAGCACCACCCGCACCGCTTGCAAACTGCGCCGCATTACGTGCGGTTGGCATGCGCAGTCCTTTGTTCGGGTAGTCGTACTCTTTGAATGCGTCGTACAACTGCGATCCAGCCAGAGCGCCACCCAAGGCACCCACACCAACACGGCCGACTGAAGGCAACGCGCCTTTGACAATATCTGCGCCTCTCGCCGCTTGATCTGCCGCACGAGTTGCGATTGTGGGCGTGTGCTTGTACGCAGACAGGTCAATTGGTGGTTTGCCAGTTGTGGTGGTAAAAATCTTGCGCGGCCTGCCAGTCCTTGGGTCAATCGAGGTTGTCTTGGCCACACGCTCACTGGGTACGCCATTGATGTTGTCGATGGCCGCTTGCACCTCTTTCATGGTGCGCACCGGGGTGCCTTCATTGGCGACTTTTTCCAACTCAGCCAACGGGATGCGAATGTTTTCGTTCAACTGGCTGTTGAGGTATCGCTGAAGGCTCCCACGGCTTTGTGGGCGGTGCATGTATGCATCACTGCCAGTTCTCTTCTCGTACAGCGATTGAATGATTGGGAGAAGCCTCTTGCCGCTCTCAATGCTGCCTGCCAGCTTGGCCCCAGTCGCGCCACCAACAACACCCATGATGGCGTTCTCATCGGCTCCTGCCTCTGTTGTTGAGGGGATAGGTTTGCCTTTGCCTTCGTCGGTTTCAGTCGCATCGACTTGTGTATCTGCTTTTGCTGGCTCTTGCTTCTCTTGCCACTTGCCACCTTCAAAGTTGGTGATGGCCTGCGCCAGCTTCTCAATTGCATCATCAGGGATGGGGTCGGTGGTGCTCTTCAGACCCAACATCTGAGCGATGTAAATTTTGTAGTTGTCACGTGCGTCTTCTGGGTTTTCGTCGCCTTTCGGGGCGTAAACGTCAATGAAGTCGTTCGGAGTTTTAAGGCCGCGCTTTTCCAACTTGTACTTGATGTCGTTGATCAACGCCTTCTGGCCGTACTCTGGCTTCTCAAAAATGCCAAAGCCCTTGTCGTCAACACCAATCAAGCCTTCGTACTTAACGCCCTTGGCAGGACGGATGTTGCCGGGGTTGTTGTTGTATTCAGCAAGTGTTGTCATTGCTTATTCTTTCGGTTTGTATGAACCATCAGGTTGACGAACCCAGACTTTGCCATTGATCGTGCGCTCATTGGGGCGATCTTTAGGCGTGCCACTTGGAGAGGTGGCAGGCTTGTTTGCTACGTTGCCACCAGAGGGGCTGTAGGTGGCCTCTGAGCGAACATCCAGTGGGTTCGATGTCGAGATGTCACGGTACTTTTTGGCCTGCTCTCTGCGCAGATCAAGGTAGTCTGGGTTGTCTTCCAAACGGCCGTAGGGAATCTTCTTCTCTTTGGCAAACTTGTAGCGCTCTTGAGCAGCCTTCTCTCCGTGTGCCATCAGGTCAACCAAGGTCACCAATGCAGACTGGCTGTTGCCAATGTTCGGCGATGCAATCTGCTGCAAATCAGTGAACGCATTGGTCGGGTTGACCGCTGAACCACGCAAAGCAACTTGGTTCTCGGCCAGCAACTTGACCAGCACTTGGAACTTGTTCTTGGCCTCGTCGGACATGCCGATCTGGCGCGCATACACGTCGATGTCCTTGAGTGTGTCGCCCAGCTTGCCGTCGGCCGCTGCACGTGCAAACACTTCCATCGGGTTGTTGCCACCGAACTTGTTGAGCAACGCACCAATCTGTTCTTGGCCGCTGATCTTCTTGCCTTCTTTGGTGGTTGCATCTGCGAGACCAACACCCAGCGTCAGGTCGCGGATCGAGCCCAGCAACTTCAGGCGGTCTGGTGCAGTGTCTGCCTTCTGGCGCATGACCTCTTCGATGCTCATGCCCTTCTCGCGCTGTTCGCGTGCGTACTCGGCGGCTTGCTCCATCTTCTCGTAGCGGCCCATGGTTGCCCACTGAGCAGGATCGATTTGAGGTGGACGGCCTGCCTCGAGCGCCTTCTCGAATTGGGCTTGTTTGCTTTGCGCAGCCTTGGAGTCTGCGTTTGGCGTCAATTGGAACTTCGTCCAGTCCTCCAGTTGCAGCAGTGGGTCTTTGCCCATTGCAGTGGTGGCTTGAGTCGTGATTTCCAGACCAGCCTTCGCGGCTTCGTAGTAGGCAAGGGCGGCTTTGGCCACAGGCGTGTCAGCACCCAGCGACGTGATGCGGCTGTAGGTCGAGGCATCCATCGGTGCCACCTTGCCATCTGCTCCAGTATTTTTGGCCAGCCACTCTTGGTAGATTTTGTTCTGCTGCTCTTTTTGGCCAAGCAGCATGCCTGCGCGGTCAATCTCGGCCTTCATTTGGGCAATAGGCAGCAACTGCTCACGGCGCTGCTCTTCAGTGTTGCCAGCAGCCTCAGCGGCACTGCCCAAAGACGCAATGAAGCCACCGAGTTGTGGCTTTGCAAACCCGGCAGCAACCTTGTACCAGTTCGGCTCGTTGTATCGTTTCTCGAGGGCCTCGATGCCCTGCTGCAAAGTGCCTTTGTACTTCTCAAGTGCTTCGGGCGGCAGTTCAGCGGGGTTAACGTTTGCAAGACCGCTCGTGAAGCTGTAGTCCTGTGTTCTGCGTTCTTGAGCCATGGATTAACCTTTCTTCGATGGCAGAGCGCCACGTGAATAAGTAGAAGCGCAACCCTTGAAGCCACGTGCTTTGGACTTGATCAAACCACCGTCGGCTGCGCAGCAGACGCAGCAGCAGATGCAGGTGCAAGAGCAGCAGATGCAATCGCCAACACTGCCGTTTACGCATGCGCAACTGTCAAGGCATGGGTTAGCCGGATTGGTGCCGCCACCACCGCCGCCACCGCCTTTTATGGCATCGATAATGCTGCCAAGTGTGCCCTTGATGCCGGGGAAGCACTTGATTGCAGCCTTGCCTGCGCTGCCAATTGCGGCCACGCCAGACAATGGAGACATGCACAAAGTAGTCTTCGTGCCAGTCGGGATGCTGTAGCCCTGAAGCAGAGTGCCAAGCGATTGCAGCTTGGTGAGCGGATAGTTCTGCTCGTTCTGGCCAATCGTCTGCTGCTGGCCACCAAGGGTAGACAGGGCGTTGATGCAAGCCAAGTTCATGTTGGCACCAGTCTGTGCCAAGTTGCCCATGTTCACACCTGCTTGGTTCAACAGGTTGCCTTGGTTCGCTGCCGCCTGTGCCGCAGTCTGTGCAGCAGTGAGGTTGGCTTGGTTCTGTGCAGTCTGAGCCTGCGATGCAGTCGATCCCAGACCAGCCGCAATTTGGTTCGCACCTTGCTGCAAGTTGCCAAGGTTCGAGCCTGCGTTGATCAGGTTTTGTGCCTGCTGGTTGGTCAACGTGCCAGCAGTCTGGCCCAAGTTGCCCAGCAAGTTGGCTTGCTGCTGAGTCAGGGTGCCCTGCACGTTGCCTGCATTGATCAGGTTCTGCATCTGCTGGCCAGTCAGTTGGCCAGAGGTCTGACCCAACTGCGCCAGCAAGGAAGCCTGCTGCTGGCCCAAAGTGCCTGCGGTGTTACCAGCGTTGGCCACCAGTGCGTTTTGCTTGCCAGCAGCGCACAGAGCCTGTCCGTAGCCCTGAGACATCATCTGGGCGATCTGGTTGTTCAGGTCTTGCTGTGCCTGTGACTGGATTTGACCGAGCACCTGCGCACCGCGCTGTGAACCAAACTGGCCAGAGCCCACGGCCGCTGCTGCTGCCATAGGCGACAGGTTCTGACGGATGTTGCGCTGGGCGATGTCGGACATCGACTGCACGGCCGTCTTCAGGAACGGGTTCATGTACGAAGCGGCCAAGTCAGCAGGGCTGGTGGTCGTGGCTCTCTGGAGGTAAGGCGTTGCAGCGCTCAAGCCGCCGCTCGTAGCCGCTTGCTTGAGGTACGGGTCAGCCGCACCAGTCATGTCCAGCTTGGTGGCTTGGTTGACGTATTGGCCAGACACGCATGCACCGCATGTGCCTGCTGCGCGGCCCAGATAGGGGCTTGCAGCGCCCAAACCAGACATGGCTGCACCCTGACCCACCAAAGGCTGTCCAGCCTCGTAGCCAGTCGTACACATGGCCGTCTGGGCATAGGGCGTCATCGCGTTCAGTGGGCTGGCGCTGGTGCCTGCTTGCAGGAAGGGAGCCGCTGCGCCAGTGACGTTTTGTTGAGCCGCTTGGCCCACCAGACCTTTGCCAGCGGTAACGCCTGCTTGCTGGGCACCAAAGTTCTGGCAGACCTGCTCAAAGGCTTTTGTTTGCAGAGGCTGGGCACCAACAAAGTCTGCCTGATCAGCGGCGGTCTTGCCTTGGGTTGCAAGGTTACTCAGGTAGTCGGTGTAAAAACCCGGCGCTGTCGTTTGTTTGTTCTGCGAGGATTGCAGTAAGTTTGCCATTTTTAACCTTTCGCCTGCTTGATGTAGTCAAGTGGGGATTTCGCCTTGGGTGGTATTTTACTGGTGGGTGCTGATCTTTTGTGGGCGCGCAGCTTCTCGCGCAGGCCGTCCAAAATCTTCGCACCCGCTTTGTTGTCGCCACCACCAAGGGCTGAAACAAAACCTGCTGGGAACACGTACTCGCCGTCTGCAATCTTCGCAGGCACGGGTTTGCCTTTTGCTGTCTCGCTGTGGCGAATCTGGCTGCGGAAGCCATCAAGGACTGCTCGTCCTGCCTTGCTGGAGCCGTCGCCCAGTGCCGCCACCACGTCAGCGTCCATCACGTAGTCGCCATCGTGCAGCATTGCCGGGATGTCGTCCGACTGGCCAGTGCCACCGCCACAAGCGTAGTAGCCAGTCATGCCAGTCACGAACTCTGGGTTGTGATCCTTCGGCATGGCCTCTTGGTACTTCTTGGGGAGACCGCCAGAGGCCAAGCCACCCATGTTGCCGTGCTGGGAGATGCGCGCCTGTAGGTGCTTCAATTCTTTGTGCGTCAGGGGCACACGCTTGCTTGCAGCAGAGTTCGTCAAGAAGTCAGGGCCGCAATTGACAAACTTGGGCATGTACTTGGCATCTTGGTTGTAGCAGTACGTCACCGTACCCTCTACGTTGCCACCAGTTGCAAAACCGGGGCCTTGCGGAAGACCACCCACGGGCTCATCAAAGGGCTTGAGTTTGATTTGAGGCACGCCACCAAATCGATCTTGCATTTCTTTGGCCAAGCAGCCATCCATGCGGCCGTACATGTCATTGATTTTGGCTTGCTTGATCGTTTCATCAGTTGGCCTGTCAAAAACAATCTGGTTGCGCAGCAGAGAGTCGCGTGTGTCCAGCCATGGGATCGCGCCGCAGCCAAATGCTCCAGCGGTTCCGACGGTTTGCACTTGCCTTGACTTTGGAATGTTGATCTTTGGCAGTTTCAACTCTGGTGGCTTAAACCCAGTGAACTTGCAGCACATGCCAAGTTCGCACTCTGGGCGCTTTCCAGTCACCACCACTTCTGGCAATTCGGTGACGCACGTTATATCCGTGCAGGTTGGCCTTTGTCCAGTGACAACCACTGTGCCCATATCGGTGGTTTCGTCCGGAGAGAGAGTGGTTGTTGGATCAAACGTGCATGTCACGTCTGTGTCGCGGGGTCTTTGTCCGGTGACAACCATGGTGCCCTTGCACGAATCTGTTGTGCTTGGGCTAAACGTGCAGGTTATGTCGGTGCAGGTAGGACGCTGTGCAGTGACCGTTACCGTGTCCAGAGCGCCAGTGCCTGTCATAGCGCCAGCATCAGTTGTGGCAGCGGAGCCCGTGGTGCCAAGACTGCCAGATATGCAAGTCAAGTCGGTACAGAAACCTCCTCTTGGAGCGGAGACGGTGACAGTACCCAAACTGCCGGAAGAAGCGCAACTTGGCATTGCACCAAGGCCTGTGTTGAGAGCGCTACCTTGACAACCCTGAGGAAGACCAGACGTGGTCAAGCTGTCCGGATCGTACTGAGTGGTGCCTGATGTGCTGGTGGCTGCGCATCCAAAAAGTCCTTTGCCAGAGGCAAGATTCTTTGCGCCCGTGTTCATCACGTTGTTGAGCATTGCCCCAGCAGTGCCCTCCAACACGCAGTCACCCTTCAGGCCGGACGTGACAAAACCTTTGGCACCAGCAGTGACCACATCACTTGCAAAGCAGCCAAGATCAAACGTGCATGTGAGTTGACCGCCAACAAAGTTGCCGACTTGAGCGCCGATCATGTTCAGGCCAGTGTTGATCAGGGCCTTCTCAAGTGGGACGCCGTTTGCCACAGCCAAGCCAAGGTTGACGGCAGGCAAAAGAGCCGGAGCGAACACCGCCGTGCCCACCTTGACCAAAGTGCCAAGGGGGTCATCCATCGCCGCCTCAATCGTGTTGCCTACAGCCTTGACGACTGGCTCAACGACTTCATCGACAACCTTCTCAACGATGTTTCCGATGCCCTCGACAACCGATCCAACGGCATCGCCTACGGCCTCGAAAACATCACCGACTGCTTCAACAATTGCTGACATGTTATTCCCCCAAGTTCAAACCAATGCGGGTTTTGCCGCTTTTTGATCTGAAAATTTGATACCCCATGCCCGGCATCGGCGGGTTCATGGAGATCAGTTTGAAAAGCCGCTCAAGCGATGGATCGTTAAATTCTGTGACCAGAACTTTGAGGCCCAAAACGTTCTTAGCCCACACCGAAAACAGCTTGCTGTTCTCCACGAAGTTGGGGCCAGTGTCGGCATTGAATGCTTTGAAGAAGGCTTGGCCATCCTTGCCTTTGTGGACTTCAAACAGCGTGTTGCCAAACTGCTTGACCTCAGTGCCGGGTTGATTCAATTCATCCAGAATGGCAGGCATCATCACTTCAGGGGGATGAGGACTTTTCACGTTTTCCAGAAAAATGCCGATGATTTGGCCTGTATTTAGCTTCTGCTTTTTTGAATCTACTTGCATGTCATAACTCCGTTGTCATTACTGCGGCCGAGTACACGTTCCCCATACCAGCCGCCAATGACAAAATGGCCCCTTTCGGAGCCTCGATGTCGTGCGACAGGAACACGTCGTCCTCTTCTGTTCTGTTTGGAATGCTTGGCACAAACCCGTTGGTCATATTGTCGATCAACATGCAGGTCTCAAGCAAGCCGCTCACGCCCATGGTATGGCCGATCACCTGCTTGTAGGAGGTGGCCACAAAGTCCGTGAACGTCGATTCGATGGCTGATCTCTCAGCCCGATTGTTGGATTTGGTGCCCGTGCCGTGGGTCTTGATCACCGAAACGCACGCCGGGGTCAGTTCTGCCATCTTCAGAGCACCCACTGCGGCCCTCACAAAGCCCTCGCCGCCCTCAGTCTGGCCGATGGCATTGGCGCAGGCTTCTGAGGCCGTGTAGGCCCCCAAAAGTCGGCCCTTGGGGGTGATTCCACGGCGCTTGACCGTTGCTTCGTCCTCAAACACCGCCAAGCAGGCCCCCTGACCCACGTGGAAGCCGCCATTTACGCTGTCGAAGGCCGAGGGCTTGACACCCTCTTTTTCGTCCTTCCAAGCCAGCGAAGCCTGCGCTTCACCGAAGAAGTTGAGGGTCAGGTTGCTGACTTGGTCTTCCACGGCCAGCACGATCACCCGGTTGAAGCCATAAAAGCGCATCAGGGTCTGCACGTCCATGAGCACCTTCATGCTCGAGGCGCAGGCGGTGGAGTCGGTCACGATGTGGTCGGACGCCCCAAATGCTTGCGCTGTGCGCCCGGCGTAGACCTGCGTCAGCGTCAGGGGCAGGAACTTGTATTCGTAGATCAAGCTGTTGGGCTCGGACTTGACGGGGTTGATCCCTGCAAAGTGCCCGTTGCCAGCCGCCAGAATGAATGCGGTCTTGGCCTCGGTGTCCTCACGCAAGGTCTTGGCCAACTCTTGGTCAATCACCTTGTCGGCCACCCGGTGGGGCACGTAAAACAGGCCAGTCTTGATCTTTTCGAACGTCTCCGGAAAAAGATTCACCACCTGAGGGTGGCGAATGTCTTCCATGAGTTTGGTGATGTGGGTGGCCGCGATCCGGTAGTCGCTCAGGTAAATCATTTAATCAACTCCTTGGCTTGCTCAATCGACTCAGGCTCTTGAGTCTTGTGCTGCTGGATGAAGTCAAACAGGATTTGCGGCGTCTCCGGGTGAAATTCCTTCACCAGATCGTCTTCGATGCCATAGATGATGGACATGTACATGACGATCATCAGCCCATCGAGTGAGTCAAGTTCAGTCTCTGTGAACGGTGTCTCCATATCCGTCATAGGACTGAGTGAATGGTGCGCAGGGCGTGCCTCACGCGCCACCATGTTCAGTAAATCAAGAAAGTTCATATTTCCCCCACAGTCACGGTCAAAATGCCTGCTACACGCTCGGCCCATTCGTACCAATGCTCAAAGCCATGGTGGGTGGGAATCGCTGATTCAGAGAAATACCCGATACCACTCAAGCCATCAGCCCAGCTACGCCAGTTTTCTTCTTCTACATACCCCAACTGGTTAGGGGCAAATAACTCGGCCATCAGTTTGCAGTACTGATCCCAAGTCATCCCACGAGGATCGTAGGCAATCATTATGGATTACCTGTTCCACGCACGTCGCCTGTGTCTATGCTCAAAAGCACACGGCCCATGAAGTAGTTCCCGTTTTGGGTGTTACTCCTGAACCTCATGCGCATCTCACGGCGCTGTTCTTTCATGTCCACCTTCAGCGTGGTGGGGTCATACGGATACGGCTCAGACGGGTCGTCAACGTCTTCAGCGTATGACTTACCAGTGACGATCAGCGTCATCTCGCCGGACTGCACAAAGTCGGGTTCTACGCGCTCACAGCGAGTCCACACGTTGTCGCCGGGCTGCTCTATCGAGCCCACAAGGCCCATGCGTGAGCCGATGATGTTGGTCTCAAAGAACGAGTCGATTGCGTTGACCTGATTGGTGTACACCTCGTTCGTTCCGGTCTCGTGCTGCCACAGCGTGTACTCGCCTGCCGTGTTCTGATCGTTGCCTGCCCAGATGGGGCGACGGAACACCTCGGTGAACACGCCAGCAGAGCGGCGCGCACCCAAGGCTTGGCCAGCGTCGTACCAGCACTTTTCGCGCACGTTGTAGATGATGGCGTCGTTGCACTCTTCGTTGTCACCCGACGGGAAGAACCACCAGATTTCACCCCAACGAGGCACCTTGCTTGCCCACACCTTTTGGCGCTGGCGGTAGTTCAGGTTGTCGAAGAAGTAGTTGTTGTTTTGCTTGTTCTCAACCTCTTGCACGACACCGTTGTACATCAGGAAACGGTCGGAGCCGATCCAGTAAAAGATGCCGTCGTACTCGATCACGCACTGCGATGAGAGGATGGAGGACTGCTGTGTGATCAGGTCATATTTCCAGTACAGCGTCTGGTTGCCCACCTGCGTTGGCGAGTAAGTGACGCGAACCACCGAATCCAAAGTCCAGAACAGGCCAGCAGGCGACGTTGTACCGCCGCGAATTGGCAGGCCCTTGACCACCTTGGTGGAGGAGACGTTGTTCCTGTTGGAGTCGGCCGATGTCCAGTTGTTGAAGTCGCCAGCCGCGCAATTGCCGATGAAGCCGTTGTTGCCGTACACGAACAGGTACGGGAACAGCATCACGATGCCGCCAGACACGGCGATGTTGTTGTCAAAGGTCAGCACTGCCGAGCCGCTTGCGGTGGCGTTGGCGCTCAGTGTGGCAGTCCACACGCCAGAAACCTCTTCAGCGCTGACCACGGTGGTGCCAGAAGGGATGCCAGTGCCCGTTACGGACACGCCAGCACCTATGCCTACGTTGGTCGCTGCAAACGTCACTGTGGGCGATCCTGAGGTCGTGGTGCCCGTGTCTGTGAACACACCAACAGGGCGCAGTGTCGTGCCGCTGAACGGGCCAAACATGGGGCGCGTGTTCACCGACGATGAGATGTCGGCCAAGTTCTGGCCGGGGTGTGCAATCAGGTTGTTCTGTCCGTTGCCAAAGGCGTCGTAGCCGATGTCAAACTGCCACAGGGTGTTTGGGTTCGGGGCGTAGGTCGTAAGGGCATCAACGAACCCAGCAAAGCCAGAGCCAGTGCCGCCAATGCTGGCAGCGGCAATCGTCACCGATGCATTGTGGACGTAGCCCACGCCGCCACTGGTGATCGTTACGCTGAAAACCAAGTTGCTCGACACCACCACAGTGGCTTGTCCACCAGAGCCACCAGCAGAAACGATTGGCACGTTGGTGTACGTGCCGTTGGTGTACAGGGAGCCTTGATTGGTGATGGTGATTGATGCCAGTGATCCAACTGGCTCCACAGGGGTTGGGCCAAAACCCACACCGTCATCGCTGTCAGTCGTCCACTGCTCGATGCCGTTGCTGAAGCCAGAGATCACGTAATTTAGACCATTCTCTGCGCTCATGATCATCCCGCGACTGATCCCTGAGGCGTTCAGAAATGCTCCGTTGTAGCCAGCAATTTTCCTCGGGCGACCGTACTGGAACCTCACCCACTTGCCGTCCACATAACTCACTGATGCAAAGATTGTCCCGTCCCTCTGAATGCCGGGGCCGACTTGAAGGGCGATTACCTTTGCTGTCATCAGAATGCTCCACCGTTGATTCCTACAGGCATGAGCAGGCCTGTTGCTGTCAACGTGCCTGCGTTCAGGCCGTTCACTGCAAAGCCAAGTTGATTACTTGCGGCAAGGTACAAACCAGTGGTCGCACTGCCAGTGAATGACAGCGAAGGAGCGGCAGCAGAGCCGTTGCCAAGCGTCAGTGCATTGATGAACGAAGAGGTCGATGTCTGCGCGTTGTAAACGTTCGTGCCATCGCAAATTGCAAGAATCGTTTGGTTCTGCGGCAAGCTGACTGTCAGCCCACCAACAGCGCCAGTGCTGAACGTCAAAGAGAACGCGCCAGTTGTGTCGTTTCGGAACGAGTACAACTGCACTGTCGGGGGAACAATGACCGTGCAGTTCGACGTAAGGGTGCCCTGATATTCCTGAATGATGCTGGCCGCTTCTGCGGATGTCAGCGTCACGGTTCCACCAGTCACGTTCTTGGTCAACTGAGTGAAGAAGAACGTGGAGGACTGGCCATAGGCGTAGCTGAAGTACGTCGTGCCGTTGGAGACGATCACCAGAGACTCTTCAATCTGAAGCTGCTTCGACACTTGGCCGTCAATGGTGTTTGCGCCAGTGGCCAGCACGTTCAGGATGCCAGTGCCGTCGTTCTTGATGATGACGTACCAAGCAGCCCCTACAGCGGCAGCAGAGGGCAGTGTGACGTTGCCTGCACCACCAGTCCAAACGTACAAGGACGACTGGTCTGCTGGCAGCAGGGTGTAGTCGGAACTGAACGTGGAGACCGGAGTAACGGTGTTCAGCGTGGTGCTCACTGCCTTGAGGCCGAAGCCAGCAAGGGTGGCTGCATTTGCCGCCGAAGTTCCTGCGCCAAACGTCACGGTCTCCCATGAGCCGTTGATGGTGCTGTTGTCGGTGACGTAGATGTATTGCGCGATGCCGGAAGCAACGGAAACAATCGTGTTGCCGCTTGTGTCCACCACGGTGAAGGAGTTGACGCCGATGTTGCGGATCAGCGCACTCTGGCCAGTGGACACAGACGTTGCCGGGGGCATGAACAACTCGATGCCCGTGGTGGTCGCCGTGACTTCAATGATGTTGGCGACGACGTTGTCGGTGTTGCCGTTGATTGGCCACTGAAGAATTGTGTCGGCCGAGACGGTCAGTTCAACATAGCCCACTTGTGATGGGCTGATCGTCTGACCAGTGTAGGGGTTGATGTAGCTTGTCATTTTTAGGAATCCACGGCAACGGCTTGACGATCACCAACACGCGCCACATCCTCTGCTTTCAGGGCTTGGAGCGACTCGGTGTACTTCTGCTGGAAGATGACGCGCTGATCGTTCTTCAGGAATTGCATTGCTTGCAGCAGGGTTCCGAACAGCATAGCGTTCGGGGCGTTTTGAGTCAGCCAGTTTGTTTGGTTGGCAGAACTCAGCGGTGCGATGCGCTCGTAGTAGAGCACCTCAAATGGGTACGACTCGGCAGGTGTGGGCGCGAGGTACCAGTGCTCCCAGTCGGTGTCGGCGTAATACAGCGGCACATCGGTCTGGTCTGCGTCTGGCCAATAGTTCTTCAGGTATTCGTACTTGCGCAGGTAGACGGGCTGCTTCTTGCCGTTCACCGTCACGCTCATTGACACCGTCTTGCGCCACCGGGCAGGCTTTTGCAGGATCGAGTTGTCGGCGTCCATATTGGCTTCGACAATTTGAAGTTGGCCAAGGGTCTTAATCTCTTGTGCGATCTCGAACTCGGCCAGCGAAATGAATGTGGGAATTGCATTGACAACTGCGGCGTCTTTTCGCTCCAAGTACTGAAGTACTGTGGAGGTCAAACTGTCATACGTCATAACCCAAGATGGGATAAGTGTCATGTTTTTCCTTTACTTGGTTCGTGCCTTATTTTCGCACTTAACTCAAGAACAGCGCAATCTCGGCTTCCCGGCGTTTAACGAGCCCCGGAAGCACTTTGCCACCACCCTTCGTCCAAACCCTAAAAGCCTCCGCAGCACCCTCCCAATCGCCTCTGTTGGCCCTCATGCGAATGGTGCTGCGCTGGAGGTTTCCTAGCCCGAAATTGAAGGAAATAGAGACCAGAGCGTCAAAGCTGCCTTGACGCCCAACCACACCGGGAACAAGACGAAGAACACCCCGTTCAAAAGTTCCGACATCATCTCGGAATAGTTCGTCGATCTCCGTTTTTGTCCAGACACGGTTGTCCTCCGGTTTCAGTGGGTACTCTTTGCGGATCATGGGGGTCTCTTTGCCCTCCACGCGCACCACAGGGAGCCTGATCTGTTCTTGGTACAGGACGTGGCCGTAGCCAATCGTCCAGATGTGTGCAGGGCAAAGGTAGGGCCGAGAGCGAAAGCCCTCGTACTTGTGCATCAAGTCTTCCCCGGCTTTGCTCAGTTTCACTTTTTGCTCCACTGGCGGCTACCAAACCAAAATCCGATGATGCCGCCCAGCATGGCCATCTCGTCGCTGGAGAAGATCAGGTCGGAGTAGCGAATCACGTCGTCAATGCTGGTGATCAGGCCCGGCTGCTGGTACAGATACCAAGCCATGAAGGCGTTGATGGCCACCAACTCCAGCACGAAGATGTAGGTCACGGTGGGGCGCACGGTGCCCACGTAGCTGGACACCCATGTGGAGGCCTTCTCAAGCACCTTGGCGTCGTGGGCAAGAGCGGCCTCAGTCATCCGGGCGTCGGTCTCCATCGCCACCTGCTCGGTGCGGATTTCCTCGATCTTAGCCTGCGCGGCAAAGCCAGCAGCAGCCAGTTGCAGTTCGCGCTCGGTCTGGACTCGAGCCAGCGCCAACTCGTGTTTTTGGTCAGCCTTGTTCTGGAAGTACTCCAGCAGCTTGGGCAGTCCGGAGATCAGCAGACCCCCGAGAGTTGAAATGAGTGAAAGCATCAGTTACCCCTTTTTGTCAACATGGCGCTGGCGATCTCCAGCATGAATTTTACTTGTTGGATGTCCTGCGGTGGCTCAGTCCAGCCTACCGTAACCTGTCCCACAAACCTGTAACTGTCTGGCGGTACGCTCACCCGGCAGGTGTACGCCACGCCCTTCTCCAAATACCACAGACCCACCTCAGACTGCGCGTAGCGGTACTCACCACAAGGTATCTCGTTGGTCATCAGCCGCACCACATCCGAGTTGTTGGCAGAGTTTTGGCTGAACAGCCCCACGTCGATGTCCTCAATGCTCTTGTCCCTGCCATCCTTGGTATATGCCCTGTACAGCACCCGGCTATTGAACAGTGGGTTGACCTTGAAGACCGCGACAACCGTGGCCCCGGTTTTCTTCATCAGCATTGAGCCTACATCATCTGCCCTTGAAGTGTTGATCTCCGGCAGCTTTTTGGATTCCTTGTAAGCGTCCCGCATGAACTCTTGGTTCTGCCACAAGAAGTACCCAGAGAAAGCCACAATGCCCATTACGAGGATGGCAAACAACTTGAACGGCGAATCCACATACCCGAGCACCTTGTCGAGCGTTGAGTTTGCGTTCAGCTTCTCTTCGCTCATCGCAGGTGCAGCATGTACAAAATGATGCCGTAGGTAATCAGTGCAGCAAGTATCACCGTGGCTATGCCAACGGCAATGTATTCTGTCAACTGAGCAAGGCGTTCTGCCCTGCGAATCTTTTCGCGCTTGGCGGCTTCAGCGTCTTCGCGGCGTTTGCGAGCAGCTTGCGCTTGAAACTTCTGCCAGTCAGTCCACATTCCCGGACGCCCGGCGTAGACCATGCGCTCGCGCAATTCTTCTTCTTGTTGCCGGAGATTTTCCAGCGCCATGAACTCTTCAAGGTCGGAGCCGCCGCCTTTCTTGGTGGCAGACTCCTGAATCTTTGCCTTGTTGTCGAAGTAGTCAAAGACCCGTGAGCCGAGTTGATGCAGTTCTTTGCCGTTTGCAAGTGCAGCTTTGATGACAGAGAACGCTGCGTTCGCTGCTGCAATCTCGGCAAGCATTTACATCCCCAAAAGTTTTTTGACGAATTCGGCAGCAACTCCGGGGCCAAGCAGCACAACAGCGATAAGTACATACAAGAGGTACTCGATCTTTGTCATGCGCTTGGAACCATCATCGAAACGGCTCTGAATGCTCTCGTACCGTTGAGCGCAAACTGCTTCGTGGACGCTCAAACGCTTGTCGGTATCGTTTGCAAGTTCATGAACCGTCTCCATGATTACCCTCAGTTGATTTATTCAGCCGATGGCTCTTCCGCTGCAACAGGTTGCGCGCCTTGCTTGGCGGCTTCTTGTTGAATTGCTTGGATCAATCCTGCAACTTCAGCAAAAGGACGACCGCCCAGATACTGCAAGATGCCGTTGATCAGGTTTGTGCTCAGTTTGATTTCATCCATTTTTCATCTCCATGAAATTGCCGCCAAAGTAGGGTGGCGGCTTCCCTTTTTAATTATGCCGCAGCCGCTTGCAGTGGGCTCAGGTCTTCTGTCGTCCAGTACGTTTTTGCGATCATCAGACGCAGGTGTTCCTTGTTGCGGGACACACAGTCAGCCCAGTCAGCATCTTCCATGCCTTCAGGCTTGCCAGCGTTGATCAGCGAGACCGAGTCCATTGCGGCGCTATAGTGGCGTGCGATCTCTTCGGCGGTGGGCTTTTCTTGTTCAGTCATGTTCAAACTCCGGGGGTTGGTGGGTTAGGATCATACGGCTGGGGCGACGGTTGGCTCCAAGCGTATGTGGCGATGTTGAGGTAGTAAGCCTCGTTCAGCACCTCTGCGGCAGTAGTGTCATTTGGGATCAGCACCGTGCGCCAGTAGGTTGACGAGATGACAACGCCATCCTTCAGAACATCGGTGGTCTTGCGAACTCCAATGCACCCGTTGGGCTGGATGTTGAACTCAGAAATGTAGGTGACTTCGGTGAATGTTGACATGGCTTTTCTCCAGTTTAAACAAAGTAGGTGACGGTATATGTCCACGAGGTTGAGGTTGTGGTTGCGGTAGTGGGCGCGGCGTCAATGCCGCCGCTAAACGCCGCGCAAGCCCCTCCCATTGGGCCGCTACCGGGATGTCCCCCTGTAAATGAGCCAATAAACCCTGTGCTTGGCGTAAACGGTAGGCCAGCAATCAGAACATAACTTGATGGGTATGTGAACGACCCAAATCCAAGCGACGCGCGAACGGTGACGACGCGACCAATTTTTGTGTAAATGCCCGAAGAACCAGTAACTGCAGGTGTGCCGCTAAATCCGTTGGTTGACAGCGTAGGCGTCCAAGTCCCCTCCTCATAGTCATCCAGCGTGTTGGCGTTGGACGATGCGTTTTGAGTACCGGGGAAGGCGATGCCAGTGCCAGTCGGTGTACCCGTGCCGTTCAAGAGAACAAGTGAGCCTGTCTCCGCCACGCGCAATGGCGTATTGCCAAAACCTTCGGAG